GAGGAGGAAACGCTTTCGTTTCCTGTTTCGTTTCCCGCGCTACTGCGTGCCTCTCGTGTCCCTGCGTCCCTGCGAAGCCACCAACTCAAAGAGCCGGTCAAGCCGCGCACTAATCTCTGCTCCCTGCTTGTCGATCTTCGCGTTAATCTCTGCGCCCTGCTTGTCGATCTTCGCGTTAATCTCGCGATTCTCCGCCCGCTGCTCCGCAGAGAGCTTGTCCAGCTTCGCGTCCAAGCTATCAATCCTCGCGTTGACGCCCCGAATCTCCCCGCGCAACTCCGTAGCGACGCTATCAATACGAATATTTAAGTAAGTGAACGCGGTGAGTGCCAGTGCGCCGACCGCAATGAGCGTCGCTAAGTTCACGTCAATTGTGACTCTGCGCGACTCCGCCCGCTGCGTTCTCTCTGCCACGGGCTCTGCTCGCGCGTGCGTCTCAATGTGTTCTGGGGTAGTTGCGGTAGCCATGATGCGCGCAAGCTATCCCACACGCCCGCCCTCTCAAGGTTAATTGTGTACCGCTCCCGCTAGCCCCGCACCCCCAGCCAGTTACTCCCCGCCTCTTGGTCTAGGACAGGCCGATACTCCTCGACTGCGCCCGCGCTCTTCGCATGCCGTAGGGCCACCTCGCAGGCCTCCTCTAGTGCCTGCTTATTCGGGCGCGAGGCAGTGAGCGGCCATGCTAGTTTTGCGGCGAGGGCGAGCACCACCGCCCGCGTCAGCAGCGGCGGCATTAGCCGCACCTCTTCCCCCTTGGCGGCGAGGTCGCGCACATACACCACCCGCGCCCGCTCCACGTTACTTAAAAGCTTATCACCCCGCACCTCAAACAAGTGCGGCCTCTGCACCCACTGCGCCAGCTCCACCTCGTTAAACGCCGCCAGCCGGATGTAGTCCTCCGGCAGTTGATAGGCATAGCTCCAGCCAAGCGGCGAGTCGCCACTCGCAGGCACCACCCGCGATAATTCCGCTTGCGCCCGCGCACACTTCCACAACCCCCGATTCAAGACCTCGCGCACCGCAGGCCCCAGCAACTCCCTGCAAAGCTGCGCAGGCCGCGTCTTCTCGTCGAGCGTAGTGAGGATCTGCTCACCCACCTCCGCCAATGCTTGGTTACAAATATCGATACGGTTCGCCATTTTGATGCGCTGCTTTTACTGTTCACGACGTGCCGCCAGCGAGCCGCACGCCTAATAAATCGGTCTGCGACCGTGGGAGCGGACACTGTCCGCACGGCAAAGGGGAGTGGCAGGCGTATTTCCCCAGACACCCCACCACTCCCCGCCAATGACCCGAAAACTATGCATAAGACTATCCTATGCATAGGATACTTGTCCTACTATTCAGAGAAGTAGGCAAGGTAAAACGTGGCGTTTCGATTGGCCGGAGGCGCAGTCACGAACTCCAGAGACACCACCTCATCGCCCACCTTGAGCGGCTTCGGGTTGTCATACTGGCTGCCAAAGCTGCCCCAGTCTGACCCACCGTGCCCGGGAGCCACGTTGGTCTGTGCACCACTCATCTTGCCGTGGTCAACATAGAGCGTCGGGTCACTCGCCACCCCGATATTAATCTCGGTAGTGTCCGTCCACCGATGCACGATCCGCGACAGCGCAGGTGCAGGCAGCACCCCAGCCGGCAGCTTCACCAAGTTGACCGTGTCACCGGCGGCCTCAGTGCCCTTTGTGCGATACTCGCAACGCGCGAAACGCAGCTTCGCCTTCGCATCGTTTGCATCTGCCTTGTGCCCGCCACCCGTGCCATGCGGCCCAGTCTGCTTCTCATAAAGCGTAGAATTGTAAGTAGCCATTTTTTTATTAAAACTCCTTAATTATTAATTGGTTATAGATTTATTGGAAACTCCCACCGATTATTTATCGGTGGGGCTCTCGACCGCGATCTCTACGACACCCTTCTCCTGCATCCGCGTCGCGCCGAAGCTCATCCGCATGTAAGGCTGTATCGCGTAGCTCTTGTCATCACGCTCCGTTAAGCGAGTCGTGATACCCTCGCCAGTGGCGAGAAGCAGCGAACCCGTGGTAAACCCGAAGCACTGCCGCACCCCAGTAGCAGGGTCGATAGGCAATAGCTCGGTCACGACGATGTCGAAACCCATGAAGCGAGGCACATTGCCCTCTACAAACGGCTTCGTGGAGTTAAAGTCCGCGCTACCCACCTGCACGATCTTTTCGAGCATATCGTCGATCTGCGCTTGGGAGACCACGAGGACAAACCGCTCGCTCTCGTCCGGCTCCGCCTTCTTTAGAAGCGACTTCGCGCGGATTAGCTTCTCCAGCGTAAGCCCCGAGTTGATACCCGTGATGTAGTTGGCAGGGATCTTCTGCGAGGCAGGCAGAGCCACCGACACAGTCGCCCCCGTATACGAACCATCATCCTGTAGCGCAGTGCCCAGAGCCGCGTCGATGATCTGCTTATCCCTACGCCGCGCCGCACTCGCTTGGGCCGCCAGCATGTAGCGACTCTTCGGGTCGCCCAACAGCCGGTTCATATCCTGCGGGTCGATTAGCTTCGCCCACTCCCAGTCCCGAGTAATCGTCGCGCGCCGGAACTCCTCGACCTCGACATTCGGCGTATCGCCATGCCGCACAGTCTTCTCCTGCACATCCGTTACGCCCACCTGATCCCAAAACTGCATCAGCCCCTGTTGGGACTCGTGCCGCATATACGGGTCTAAGCGACTCGTGCGCTGCTGCATCAGCAACTGCACGTTCGCGTTGTATTGGTTTACAAACCAAGTCTGGATACCTTCCGACATTGTGAATCACAAGGCCCCTGCTTATTTTTTCCCTAGGGGCCCCTTTAAGAGGTTGATTTAGTGAGGTTTAGGCCCCGCCCATAGCGGCAGCCGTTGTTGTGAACACTCACCGGTTCCCCTTGAGGTATACGCCCCGCACAGCAGGCGGTATGCGGCCTCTCCCCGGCATTGAGGAAACCCGTTCGCCTTCGGGGCTCGCAGAGACTGCAAGTATACCCATGCGCCAGATTTCAATTAAAGCTATGCATAGCTATTGAATATCTTTCAAGGCAAAAAAAGAGCGCACCGCCATTTAGCAGCACGCCCCCCTTGACGCCTCCCGCCCGCTTGCTTACCTGTCCTCAATCGCCCACAACTGCCCTCCTAAAACCCGAAGCCCATCATGAGCACCACCGCCGAACACGACCCCATTGACCTACGCAAGATACTTGCCGAAATCGAAAACCTACGCGCTGACACCCTCAGAATGCAGGCCGAGACCCAGAGAGTTGCCGAAGAGCGCGAGCGACTCCGCGCGGAGGCTGCGAAACTAAATTCCGAGACGAAGTTTCACCCCATTCGCTTTGTGGCGAGTGTGGCGATTGGGACAACGCTCTTCATAGCTGCGCTCGTGGGACTGGTAATCGCAGTGGTAAAAGCCCTCCTGTGAAGTAGGCCCCCGCCAAAGGACGTGCCGCCAACGCGTCCCTCTAATCCGTTACTGTGCCCCCGCCAAAGGACGTGCCGCCAGCGAGCGGCACGACAAAAAAGAGAGTCGAAGACTCCCTCAGAGCCCGTCGGCCTCCATGCGGAAAAGCTCCTGCACCTCGGCGATTGCGTTCTTATGCGCTGGATGCTCGGCAATATGGTAAGGATGCCTTGGATCCTTGAGGATCTGCTGGAGCCGCGAGCCCGCGCCCCCGCCGATTCCCCCCTCGCCACCGGCTCCCGCACTCCTAGGCTCGCCCGTCATCGCGGCCACCTTGCGCATCGCGCGGATGAATACCGGATTGTTCGCGAGCGAAGGCGTCTTTTGCAGCGTCTCATTGTCGATTCCCAGAGCCCGCGCCCCATGCTCCGCCAGTGCGATCTCGCGCTTCCACTTTGGCGAACCCCGTGGGCCGAAGTCCTTCTCCAAGTCCTGCACCACAGCGGCCATCTCCTGCTCTTGGGACTGTGCGACCCCCGCCAGCCCCTCCTGTGCCTCCTTAAAATAGTAGTCGGCGATTGCGCTCGCCTGTTTCGGCGTCAGCCCCGCCTTATGCGCCACCTCGCGGAAATCCGAAAGCGACTCCTTACTCAGCACCCCCGCCTTTTCGATCTGCTCTGGCAGTGCGATCTCATAGCCCTCGGCTGATTCTGGCCGCCCCAGCCGTGAGTAAAAGTGCGCCCACTCCTCATCGCTCGCATGCTCGCTCGGCAGCGCGACCTTCGAGCCCGTGCTATTAAGCCGCTCCAACGTCTCATGCACCTTCACCAGTGCGGACATCGACTTGATCTTCTCACCCAGCTTCGAGCCCGCGCCCGCCCAGTCTGTGCGCGTAAAATTGCCCTCCTTGTCGAGCAACGTCGAGAAGTCGAGCGCAGCCGGATTCGCCGCATTACCCGCGCCCGTGTTATTCGCCGCTGCGTCGCCGCCCAGTAGCGAATCCGCGTTGTTATTCACCGGTGCAGGCTGACCGCCATTGGCCGCGTCTACTGCGCCCCCGCCAGTAGCGGTATTCTGTGTGCCTTCCATAAAAAAATCCCTATGTTCAGTGTTGTGGTTAAACCGCCAGAGCCAGTGCGGCGCGCCGTTCCTCGTAGCTCTTCCCCGGTAGTGCCCCCCGATTCTCGTAGCGCGACAACGCCTCCAAGGGCTTGTGCGCCCACAACCAGTTCACAAACGCAGGCGTCTTATCCCCGCGATAATCTTGCGGTGGAGGAGCAGGGATGACGTTCTCCTCCTCAACCACCGGCTCTGGCGGGGCGACGTGCTTGACTGCCTCAAACGCCCGCCCAAACGCCTCCGGCGAATCAATCACCGGCACCGCTTCGTTCAGTGGCTCCGGCACGACCACGGAAGGCGCGGCGACCGGCTCTTCTGGCGTCTCGGCCTCCTTTGGCTCTTCCGGTGCCTCCACCTCGCCCGTGTTGGGCGACGACGCGCTCGCTGGCGCGTCGCCAGATGAACGAGTCGAAGACTCCTTCAAGAACCGCACTACCGGCGCACGATACCGCGCCATATCCGGCGCGTAGTCCACGCCCCCATCCCCCTGCAAAGTGGCGACCAGCACGTCCCCACGATAGATTTTGCCCTCGACTAGGGCGTATTGGCTGCCACTTGCAGCCGGTATGCTTTCGTTACTCATAGTTGTTGGTAAAATTATTGGAGTGATAGTCCTGTTTATTCTCGCGCTTCTGTTTCGTGAGTGGCTTTGGCGAAATCGCCCCTATTAATAGAAATTCACCTGCGCAGTTATCTTGCCGACATAGCCCTTTTCCTTGTATACCCTCAGAGGGATTCTGACATACGGGACTGAGGGGCAGCCATTACTGCGAAAAGCGGTTCTGGAATTATGCTGATTTGTGTAAACTGCATAGTTCAGCGGGTAGTATTCAAAATACTCCTCTCCATCCAGGCTAAGCCAAGGCCTAATAGAAAAGCTGTTATTATTATAATAAGGAGCAAGTGGTGGAGTTTCCTGAATAAAGATTCCCGATGGATTATAATCTATTCCGGAGAACTGGATGTAGTCAGGATCGCTACCGTCCCCCTTCATCTCTATCTGTTTATAAATCGCTTTCCTAAAGCTCATAGTCAGTTCCTCCTTTAGTTAGATTGTTTTTCCAGTGACGACCACCTGCCCCTCAAACGGGCAGTTCTTCGGGTGAATCACGCGGAAAAACCGCGCTACCCGATTCGTGTTTTGATAAATATGGCTCTTAAATTCACCGATACGCTTCCACCCCTCACGCGGACTATTCGACACATACAGAGCCATCCTCGGCTCAGCAAAGCTCTCCTCCAAGCCCTCCGGCTCGGCATCGCCGTCACTCTCGTCGCGCTTAGGCCGCGGCGCAATCGTGCTCGGAATCACCACGCCCCCGTCCGGCTGCCCCCCGCCCACATCGGGAATCTCTGGCGGCGGCACAAGCGGCGGCCCTGTCTCTTTATGCCGCGCCTCCTTCGGCTCCCCATAAAGCCCCTTCGGGTAAAAGTCGAAAAACACACCCTCAATCAACGGCTGCCCCACGACGACCAACTCGCCGTATTCGCCCGCCTTAAACTCTGCGCTCTCGATTACTGTTCGTTCTGTATGCATCATGATAAAATCTCCCCTTAAACGTTTGTATTCTTCGGCTGCGCGACCACTGGCCGCTCACTGATCACACTGAGGATATGCCGCACGACCTCCTTTTGCCCCTCGATAAACGCCATATCGGCATGCGCCATGCCCACGCGGTAGCTCGGCAGCTCGATATTTCCCCGCCAGCCGAAGTTTGCCCTTAACGAGTCGAGCACCAACCGCCCCGCCTCGCTATGGAAAACCTCTGCGTAAGCCTGCCGCACCTGCATCCGCTTGGCCTCCAGCCGCTCGGCTGTGCCTTGGCCCTCGCCCTCGCTTATCGCTAAGGTATCTGCGGTACTCTGTGTGTTGTTGATATAGTTCATGGGTTAAAATCCTGCCCGCCTGCGCCGCCTAGGGCCTGTGCCTGTGCGAGATTCTTTTGCGTCACGCTCGCCCGCTCCATCAGCTCCTGCTCTTGCGCCTCCTGTGCCGCCTGCGCCTGTGCGGCCATGATCTCTGAGACCTCCTCCTCGCTGCGAAGGTCGGCGACCGGCAGCCCCCAGTTACGCGCCATCGAGCGAAACCGATTCTGCCAGTTGACCACATACGGCACGCTCGGGTCTAGCTGCGCCATCGGCCCCGCAAGGTCGAGCACCTGCATCGTCCCCCGATCCTGAGCGGCCTTTATCTCTTGGGCGATTCGCCCCGAAAATGTGATCTTATAGTCCGCTCCGCCTGCCTCGATTATCTCCACCGGCGGCTCACTGGCCCGCCCCCCACGCACCCGAATCCGAAACGCCCGCGTCAAGAGCGACGAGAGCAGTTCCATAGTCACTTGGTAGAAAATCGGCGAGAAACTCGGCATCTTCTCCTGAAGCATCGCGTTCACCTCCGTCGCCGTCTTCGCCTTGTTCGCGACCTCCGGCCTGTTGAGCATGTGAAACATATCCACATAAAACGCCCGCCGGATCCGCTCGCGCTTCTGCTCCAGCTTAATCTCGCCCAAGTCTATCCGCGCCGTCGAGCGGAACTGCTCCGGCTTGTTATTCGGGTTACTCGCATCCCAGTAAGTGATGCCCCCCGGCCTATTATCCGGTCGGTAAGCGGCCTCCTCCGGCATCAACCACGGCGGGTTTACTACCAACTCCGTCGAGCGAGTAATCGTGCGCTCAATCTCGTTAACCAGCTTCACCTCGGGCAATATCTGCGTCCCCGGCCCCCGCCCGTAGCTCTCGCCCATGCTCGTCATCAACCGGCACACCGCATACGGCATCTCGTAGTAGCCACTCTCCTCAATTACCGCTTGGTCTTCTACGCACACATAGATGCTCGCAAAAGGCCGCCGCTTACCCTCCACCGCATCGCCCTCCTGCACCTCGTCAAGCGCACGCGGAAACACCGCATGGATAAACGCAAACTCCCTGTCCTGCTGGTTCCCATCGCGACTCTCTAGTGCCTCGCGCACCTGCTTGCCCAGTGCCTCGCGCCCCCACTGCTGCTCCGCCTGCCGCGCAGTCCACCGCCACTCCTTGAAAACCGTATCGACCACCCCCTCGTTGTCCTCGGCGATTGAGTAGCTGCCCGGCACCACCTCGCTAAAATTCAGTTTATAATGCCTCTCTCCCTCGCCCAAGTAGATCGCCCCTGTGCCAAACGCCCCCAGCGAGATAAAACACTCGTGCAGCGCACCGTAGAAGTTGCTGCTGTGCACCTCCTCCATGAGGGCTTGGCTCTCCCTATCGAACCACTCCTTAAGCTCGTCGCTCGCATCCGCCTCGCTCGACTCTATCCGCGCCCACAACTCCCCCTGCGGCGTCAAGTGCGAGAGAAGCCCCGCCGCGAAGACGATTAGGCTCTCCTCCGCCGTCGTGTCGAAAAGCCGCGTCGTCTGCGGCTCTCCCTGTGCCGTCTTCGTCGTGATCTGCGCCTTGCGCGGCAGTATGTAGTTCGCGCAATCCTGCCAGAGTGTGCGGAAGCTACTCGCCCTCTGCTTTAGGGCATCATTACGCGCGATAATCTGCTTAGCCAGTGGCATCGTCTTTGGTGTTCGCCCCGCCTTATTTCGAGCCCCCTAGAAGCCCCCCTGTGCCACTGCCCCCACTCCCATTCTCGCCCGCGAGGATCGTCGCCGCCAGCCCCTTACGCTTCGCTGCCCGCTTACTCGCCTCGCGCTGCACCTCGTCCACATTCTCCTCCTCGCGCGGCGGCGGCGGTGTAGCCGTTACAGCAGGCATCTTCGGCTTCTTGCTAAAAAGAGAGATTAACATCTTTGCCATATAAGATATGGCATATGATATGCATTCTATTAATCAACCCCTATATTCCATATCGAAACCACAAAACACCATGAGTAACGAAATCCCACCCGCGACACCCACACTCACCGCGCTTGCCCAAGCCGCGCTCGACTTGGCCCTCGCCGCCCAAGCCGACAACACCTCGCCGAATAATTTGAGCGACGCCCGCCAAGCCTATGAGAAAGCACTCGCCGCCCAAGACGATGCTAAGGAAGAAGCCCAAGACCTCGTCAACCAGTTCCACGAAGACGACGACGCAGCCCTCGAAGACCCCACCACCTTTCTCGAATACCTGACGGATGCTGCGGACTACAACGAAGCCGCCGACCTCATCGACCAAGCCGCCGAAATCCTCGAAAAGCTCAAACCACGCCCCCTTGACGCCTCCTAAAACTGCGCCCAAAGTTCCCCAACGACCCACGAAGACCCATGATCACCACACTAGACATCCGCCCCGATATTTATAAGCTTGCCGAGCAAGCCAGTGCAGAGCGCGGCTTCACCGTGCCCGAATTTCTAAACGAGGTAATCGAAAAGCGACTCGCGCCTCCCACTCAAAGCCAAGACTTTGACGCCGAGGAACTCGACCGCCAACGTGCCGTTTTTAGGAAAGTGATGCGTGAAAACAGAAACATTCTGCACGCCCTCGCTCAATGAGTTCCTCCGAAAAAGCCCCCGAATGGCAGTGGCTTTCCCCTGCCATCATTTTGGAAATGCACCGCGAGCAACTCGCTGAGCACGGCGGTATCGACGGTGTGCGCGATGAGACTGCACTTCAAAGTGCCTTCGCTCGACCGCAGAACCTTGCCTACTACGGCACGCCCGATGCGGCGGCTCTCGCGGCGGCTTACGCTTACGGTATTGCACGCAACCACGCCTTCCTCGACGGCAACAAACGCAGCGGCTGGATAAGTGCTCTCGCCTTTTTAGAGCGCAACGGCTACGCCCTTACCGTGCCTGAAGCGGAGGCCATCGGCGCAATGCTCGCTCTAGCCGCTGGGGAACTCGCAGAAGACGCCTTCGCCGCATGGCTACGCGCGCGCATCAGCCCAAACGAGTAACCACAAAGCCCCCAACGACCCACCAAACGCCATGACTACCGCCACACTTCCCACGCCCCCTGCGCCCGCAGGGGCGCGAGTCACCGAGCCGCCCCCTACCGATGCGATCCTCTCCCTTGACCAAGTCGCACCGCTCCTAGGCAAGACGCTCAAAGGAGTTCGCCACCTCACCACTACCGGCCTGCTCAAACACCAACTAATTGACGGTGAACGCTGCGTGTGGCTAAGCGATCTGATTGCCTATAAAACCGACTTTGACCGCGACTATGCGGAGTATCTGGCTGATCCGCTAAGCCGGATGCCTGACGACCTGCCCAACCCCGTCGATGTCTTCCCAGAGTATGCGCACATGCGCCGTAGATAGATGCCTGTCCCCTTCGCTCCTCCCGCTCTCCTACGCGCCGTCCTCGATGCGAACGTCTTGGCCTACCTTTCGCTGGTCAGGCTCCTGCTTCGCCTCGCCCGTAGTGAAAGGCTCTTTAGCCCCTGCTGGAGCCAGAAAATCCTAGAGGAGGCATGGCGCACCTATGCGGTAAAGTTTGGGCACGGTGCAAAGTATGCTTCCGCTCGATTAGCCGAGATAGTGGTAGGTTTTCCCGATGCGCTCCAAGCTGACCTTGAGCCCCTAATCGCCCAGTGCACCAACGACCCGAAAGACCGTCACGTTTTGGCTGCTGCGATTAAAGCTAAGGCGCAGTTAATCCTTACCTTCAATGAACGGCATTTCGCGTCCGAGCACTTGCAGAAGTGGGGCATCCGCGCCGTGCACCCCGAAGACTTCCTCCTAGAACTTTACACACGATCCCCGCAAGCGGTTTGGCGGCGGCTCAGAATCGCAGCGCACGAGAAGAGGATGGAACTCGACGAGTTTGTTTGCGGCTACTCCTCGCAGCTCGCCCGCTTCAAAGACAAGCTCCTCGCAGACCTGTAACCCTCTTTATTCCACCGCTACGCACGGTAGGCCGTGCCCATTCCAGCCCCCGTTCGCCTTTCCCTCTCCGCGCGAATGGGGGCTTTTTGTTGGCCGAGAGCAAAAGGGTCACTTGCTGCGCAGTTCGACCATAATCGCATCGAACCGCGCGTCCAGCTTCGCATCGAGTCTATCGATACGTGCATCAAGCCTGTCCATCCGCGCATTGGTCTCGCGCACATCGCTTTTTAGCTCGTCGATACGCGAGTCCAGCTTCGCATCAAGTGCATCCATCCGCGCAGTATTGGCAATAAACACTGCCGCAAAGACAGCTAAGAGAGCAATCCCTGCGCCCACTCCCCATTTAATTAAGCGATTCTCTAAGTTGCGCATCTCCCCGCGCAAGTCGCTAATGTCCCTACTCGTCGCTAGCGTAGGCACAGTCTCCTCCCAGCGCGTTTCTAAGACAGCGGTTCGCTCCTCAATTGAAGCCGTGCGGAAGCCTCCCTGTGAGCGAGAGCCGCGCCCCTGTTCACGCGCATTATGTGCTACGCTCTGAGCAAGGGAGTGGGGGAAGGGAGCCGTAGCAGTCTTAGCCATGCTGACTCGACCAATATCGCAATCCCTCGCCCACACAAGCCCATTTCCTACCAGCCCGCGTTACTCCCCGGCCCCGTAAGTCGTCCACCGCCGCAGTTGCCGCGTGCCTGTGCCCTTGGCGGCCTCGCCCCCCAGCTTGCGCAGCGTCTGCTCCTCGCGGTAGGCAGCCTTCGCCTTCTCGTCCTTACCCAGTTGGCGATTTACTTTGCCCGAACGCACCAGCTCCACGACCTCCTTGGCAATACGCACCTGCTCACTCTGGAGGTGCTGGCGCATCTCGCGCTCAGCGGTAGCCTGTGCCACATCACCGAGAAGGCCGATAGCCCTCACCGCATCGCCCAGCATCAGCCGCTGCTGCTTTTGCAGCTCCGTTTCCTGCTTCACCCGCGAGCGATTGAGCTTCAGTGCCTCATCGTAGACCTCGTAAAGCTCGTTGATGCTCTTCGGACGCCTTGCCGCTGCGCCGCCCCGCTGGAACAGCCGCCCGAAGACCGGCGTATCGGCAGCCTCCCACTCGCGCTTAACCACCCGTGGATTCCCCCTTCCTGCCAGCGCGGCCACATCCATCGCCACCCCGCCGAACACCGAGCGAATCGCATGGTCTACGCGGCGAGGGCTTACCCCCAGAGCCTGCCCGATCTCCACGGCGGCCCGCGTCGTGTAGTGCCCATATTGCTCCTCTGGCGGCAAGTCCTGCTGCCAACGCGGCACGATAGGCGAGCCGTAGTGGAAACTCTTATTGGTCGCCTGCTCGCCCACCAACCGCCCCAGCACCGGCAATTGCGGCACCGGCACGGCCTTTCCGCCCAGTTGGTCAAACTCCACCAACTCGAACTGCCCGATGTCCTCCAGAAACGTGCGCAGCCAACCCGCCGCGCGCTCTGGCTCCTCCTGATACCACGCGTCAATCAGAGCCATCGGCCCACTGACAAACAGCCCCCCGATCTCGAAAGGCAGCGGGATACGGATAAGCTCCCCGAAGAACGGCATGTACACATACCCATACCTCTCCTCCGGCGTCATCTCCTGCCACCACTCCTCATCGCGATACATGGCCCACAGGGCGAGCCCGCCCACCGTCATTGAGAATGCGGTAATCAAAAACTGCACAGGGTTGCGCTTAAACGCCCGTGCATGCGCCACCTTCCCCTGAATCCCCGCATTGAGGAACGGGATTACCGAGTTCCAGTAACGCGCCAGCTCGCCCGCCGCCGTGAAATCCGTCGTCACCTCCTTACCCGCGACGCTAAGCTCCACCGCCTGCCCCCGCGTCATATTTTCGAGGTCGATTCCCATCCTCTTGGCGACCAAGCGCACCTCCGCGAGTCTCGGAGCCATCTCCGAAAGCGAGAGCACCTTGCGTAGCCCATCCACCCAGTCGGCGACACTCATCGGGTTCCACTTACCCCCATTCATGATTCTTCGCGTTACCCGCTCCAGCGGCTTCGTATCCTGCCCCAGAGGCTGCGCCATCTCCACGCCAAGCCGCCGCATAATGTCGCCCCCATCCGTGCCGATACGCCCCCCCGTCATCTGGTAAAGCACCGTATCGCGCATGGCCCCCAGCCACGCGCCAAACACCTCGCCGCGCGACCCATTCGCCCTGCTATTGAGCATCAAAGTCATCAAGTCACGCGCTGGGTTAGTAATCATCGAGAACCCCGCATTAAGCCCCGTTGTCCCCAGTCGGAACGCCCGCGCCCACTTGCCCCCCAGCCATTCAGTCGCCGTCGAGAGCGTTTGGTTGTCCATATGGGCCAGAGCCGCGTAAAGCTCCGGATCCATCTCGAACCACTTCATCTTCCCATCCTCCCAGACAGGTAAGACCGGCCACTCGCCCGCCTTCGGCTCCGCCGCTGGCCCGAAGAACGTCACCACCTCTTCGAGCAAGTCGCCCTGTCCGGTCTCTTCCAATAGCTTCGCCAGCTCCCCCCGCGAGCCGATTGCGCCCTCCACCTTCTGGAGAAGCTCTGCCATAGGCCGTTTTGCCAGTGGCACCTGCGCGACCGGCACCTCCACCGCCAAATGCCCCAGCCCCTTCACCGTCCGCGCCAGATGCAGCACCTGGTCGATTACCCGCCGCTGATGCGCCTTTAAGACCATATCCTTTGCCTGCGCGATCATCGACTCGACCGGATGCTTGATTCTGCGCCCGCTGCCCTTCAGCCGCTTCGTTAACTGCGCGCGCGCCGCGCTTCCCCCACCGCTCGCCCGAAACTGCCTATCGAGCTCGGCAAACTCACGCTTCAGCGGGATATACGAACCCGGGTCTACCGCGCGAATCCGCGCCACCATCTCGGCGAGGGCAGGAGACATCTCCGCCACATAATCCAGCACCCCCTCGCCCCATGCGTAGACGATCCCCGCCGCCCGCTCAAACTGCGGTGAACCCAACTCCTGCAAAATATGTCGCGCATCCTCAATCGCCAACCCCGAGTTACGCGGCCCATTCCTCGGGTCATCGTAGAGTGCCACCGTCCGCTTTGCCCACAAGTAGACCACGAACGCATCGGCCTTGTCATTGCCCACCAGTTTAAACGCATCCTTGAGCGGCGCGATACCCGTGCGATTACGCCCAAAATCCACCATCCCATGCATCGCCATATCCTCTACGATTGCATCAGCGGCCAACCGATATGCCTTAAACGATTGGAACGGGTCTAAGGCTGTCGGCAGCTTGCCGTCCGCGTCCCCGCGCAGTCGCGCCGCTTCCTCGGCGAAAGACTCGATAGCTGCGCCCGCCTCCAGCCACTTCCTGCGAAACGACGAAACCTCCCTCTTCGTGCCCGCGACAATCTTCTCGCCCGTGCTCGGCTGCTTGACGATACCCGCCAGCCCCCGTGCCACTGCCCCCTGCGCCAGATACTGATGGGCCAGCGCACTTGCCGCTTTCATCGCCTCCGCCAGCTTAGGCCGCTCCTTTAGCTGCGCCTCCCAGAACTTCGTAAACTGCGGAGCCTTCTCCCGAGCCTGTTTCTCGTCGGTCAGCCACAAGCGCACAAACTCTGCGAAACCCTCGCTGTGATACCCATTGTGCGGCTCGCCCTCCCTGTAGAGATCGTTGCCCAGCCTTTTGAGCTCGGCCCGCGCCTCGTCAGAGAGATTCAGCGCATTGGATTTCCAGTGCCCCTCACCCAGCATAATCGGGTGCCCCACCGGCAAGCCCCTCTTCTTCCAAAAGTCGCGCCCCCACAACGCATCG